GTAGGTGGCGTGTATGTGCCTGTTTCATCATCGAAAGTCCATGATGGATAAGCAGGTGGTGGTTCGGTCATTTCAAACCTGTCGAGGTCGGCGTTGTATTTGAAGCCGATGGCTGCGTAGTTGGTTCTCATATTGTGGTTGTAGGAAGTTTGAACCCATGTCCCTGAATCAGGTAACAGGTCATTCATATAATCAATGCCTAGTTGTTCTTGCTCGTCACCGTTTTCGTCGGTGATAATTTCATTACCTACGACGACAACATTGACGACGATGTTTTCTTCGTTGAGTTCTGCGTAGTGAGCCATTATGTGTGCAGCCTTATGTACATGGCGCCTGAGCCACCATTTCCACCTTGGACAGTTCCGTTCAAAATCGAACCTCCTCCGCCTCCAGAGGCAGCCATTCCCTGACAATAGATAGAGGATGAAGACCAGTTGCCCTGCATGTCTTGACCATTGGGCCAGACGGTTGTTAATTGACCAAAATAGGTTGCGTACCTAGCAGCAGTTCCATGACCGCCACCATGTGTGCCAGATCCGTAAGTTGGGACATAGCTGGGTTGGTAGCCCGAGTAACCCCATGAGGTTCCCCCTGCTCCTCCTGCTATCCCAGTTAAAAAGTAGTAGCTTCCGTTGTTGTTATGGATTCCACCCCACCCTTTGTTGCTAGCGAAGTAATACCCCTGCCCGCCACCGCCTCCTGAAGCACCAGAACTGTAAGACCAACCATTCGCCCCAGCCCAACCTGATGAAAAGTAGGAGCCTCCTCCACCGCCAGATGCCTGATATCCGAGAGATGGATTCTGACCACCGCTGGAATGTGACTGACCACCATTGCCACCTTTGTAAGTGGTTGGGCTTGTTACTTGGTGACCTGTGCCTTGGTTTGTTGTGTGGTAACCCGCTGAAGCATTCATGTTGATGTCAGCACCTTTACCTGACCCGCCGTATTGAATGTTCGCAGTGCCAGTCTGTCCACCACCACAATAGATCGTGTCCCAACTGCCAGAGTTGGTAACAGTCCCTCCATTGTAGAAGAGGTGTGAGCATTGTGTGATTCCACCGCTGTAAGACGAGTTGTATGCCGCCCCAGCACCAATAGTTACTGACTTTCCGTAACTTGAGCCAGTTCCTAAATCTTGAAGGTTGGTGACTTCATCAAGTACGAAAAGCGCTCCACCCCCTGCACCGCCTTTTGGATTCCATGGTGCGTATGTGCCCCCACCACCCCCAACCATGAGGACAGTGATCGGAGCTGAATCAGGATTCGATTGAATCCACCAACTTCCGTTTCCGTAAATCTGGTAAACCACGAAACCTTCGCCGTCTACATTGGGTCGGTTAATGTTTTGATTTCTTGTACCTGATGGAAAGTATCTATACATCCCAGTAGTGCTGAAGCCGACAGTTGCTGCTTGTGGATTCTTGAAAGAAATGGCAGCAGTATGAGGTGACTCACCTACAGCAGAATAAGCAGTCGCTGTGTAAGAGTAAGTTGTCCCTGTAGTCAGCCCAGTATGAACATAAAACTGATCTGCACTAGAAGTACCAGTTGTTGTATGGATCAAACTGCCATCACGATAATACTTGTAGCCAATTACCGGCATCGTTCCAGCAGAGGCAGGCGCACTGAGATTCACTCGTGTTGCTGTAGACAACAAGCCTTGTTGGGCGTGATCGAACGCAAAGTATTGAGGAGCACTAGGTGGGATTCCTCCTCCTGCATTTGATATTGAACCTATGAGACCGTGGATGTAAGACATTTATGAAGTCAGAGCTCCCACTAACTGCCAAGTGTCGGTGGCTGTTTTTATACAAGTGACTGAAGCGTGTTGCCCATCAATCTTTTTGTCGGAGTCTTTACTGTTAATCGTTACTCCTGAGCCTTCAGCAAGAGTTACTTCCCCTGCACCAATTCCAATTATTGTGATCGTTGTTCCAACGGCAAAGGCAACTGAAGAGTTCGGTGGAACCGTGAGAGTCTGAGCCGAGCCATTGTCACTTGTAACGAGTTTCCCTGCGTCGCCTGCGACAAATGTGTAGGCGGTCGCTGCGTTTGTTGTGATACCTAGAGGTGCAACAAGACCACCTGAGACTGTTAAGGATTCTGTGACTGAAACATCGCCAGCTGGAATCTCTAAAGCATTTTGTCCTGTGGTTCCTGTGATGACGAGTTTCTCTTCTGAAGAATCCCAGACCATCGAATCTCCAGCAGTGTCTGAATAGAACGTGACGTCTTCGCCAGCACCATCAGATCCAACTGTGAGAGTTCCATCTCCTATGACAACATTGCCGTCGGTGATATCTAAAACTGTTTGTCCATTGCTGCCTTCCAAAACGAGTTTCTCGTCTGAGGCGTCCCACATGGCGTAGTCGCCAGCGGTTGCTGAGTGAAAAGTAACGTCAACACCTGCACCATCTGAACCGATGTTTTGTGCAGCTGTTAAACCTCCAAGATTAAGTGAAAGTGAAGGAGTTCCACTCGTTGCTCCACCTTGGATGCCAGAGTCGGCTGCGGTTGTGATTCCCTGAATGTCACCTGCAAGAGCAGTGATGTCTGAGATCAATGCTTTCTTGGTGTTATTGGAATCATCAGTGTCTGCGATTAAGACGTAATCGGCAGCAGTAGCAGTAGCCGATGTTGAGTTATCGACGTCAACTTTCAAACTGATTGATCCACTCGACCCTCCTCCTTCGAGTGATGAGTTACTCGCAGTAAGGACGTCCGTAATATCGGCTGCGAGTGAAGTCGCCACCCACGCTGAACCGCTGTAGTACCAGAGAGTGTCAGTGTCTTTCGTAAAAGCGAATTGACCTTCTGCTGGAGAAGTGATCGCAGAGTCTCTTGTTGTTGTAGTTGTGTGAACTGAGATGACTTGAGAACTGATATACGCAACGAAATCCGCTGCGGTTACCACGTCCCCTGTTGCCCAGTTGCGATAGCCAGCCAAACTGACCTCCTTAACCTAGAGAGACTGGAAGAATGTCTCGAGGACTATCTCCAAGTCTGAATGATGATGTATCGACCCAAGATGGTGCGAGCACTACTGGTAGAGCACCAAGCACAACATCGTTGAGTGTGAAATAACCAGCACGAAATGCTGATGTGGAATAAGTTCCGACAATCTTTGCTTCGTTCGAAGCCATGTCCAGAACTGAAATGTCTAACGTTACGCCTTCAATGAGGTAAGCGCCTGAGATTGAAACTGAAGATCCTGATGGTAAATAGGACAGGTCAAGTGACGAGAGAACATTGAGGTGTAATAGTTTCTCGGCGTCAGCAGTTGTTGCTGCATGAAGATCAACTGCAACTTTGCTCATCCTGAGTGCAGGTTCGTCGTGAAGGTAGATCCAATACTGTCCTGCTTCTTGAGTTGCACTTGCATCTGAGAGCAGAGTTCTTTTGAGAATCCTTTGCCCATACTTAGTTATCGAATCGGCAGAGACTCCTGTATGAACAGTTCCTGTTCCATCTTTGAACTCGTAAGCGTTAGTTAAGTTCTCGGAACCCCATTCAAGGTCGATTACTTTTGCTTCTACTGAACCAGCAGGAAGAGTTACGTCGTCCGAGACTGTCAATCCTGAGCTAGTTGCAGCTGCATTTTGAGATAGGTAGGTGAGGATTCCACCCTTGTTTGTTGCTGATGGAGTTCCTGCATGCTGAACAAGAAAACGTCCGTTCTCTGTTCTTGCAAGTTTCTGAATGTAGTCGAGAGCATTGGATGTAACCCCAGTTGCTGCGACTGCTTTAGTTACTCCGAGGTCAATATCCCTGTCCAAAGGGTTGGTGCCAGATGGATAATTAACTGTTGAGAGATCGAGGATGTCTTTAATCAACAACCCTGTGTACTGCTCGGGCATGTTTTGATCTTGAATACTGGTCTGAGCAAGACGATCGAAACCATCAACTACTGAAATCTTCACAGTAGATGTTCCGAACCCTGCTTGGTAGTCGAGATCAGATAAGAAACCTCTGAACAAATAGGTCGGGTGAGAATCGGAGCCTCCTGTAACAGAAGCAGAGATTCTTACTTCCCTACCGATCAACTGTGAACTGGAACCATAGAGACTGTCTGAATGAGACGGAGTGAGTGAGTTGTCTCGGTTGTCGTAAAGGATCGTTGACTTGCCAGAAGGAAAGTCCCATTCGTTGGGTTTCTTTCTTCCGTAGTTGATCTTTACTTTTGTGATCTTGTTTGAGATGTCCGTGAATGTTGATCCATCGAAAGCAACTTCAACGGTTACTGTGATGGCTGCCATTACTGACTCACAGTCGCAATTGGGATGCTTCCATTTTGACGTGACCAAGCCTGAAGAGATTCAACTATTACCTGTCCGACTTCTGCTCCGTCTGTTCCCATCCCTGCGTTGACTGTCAGGTTGATTGTTGTGCCACCGAGACTGCCTGCCTTGTTCAAAGGTATGACCGCTTCGGCTCCTGCTTCACCAACAACTGCGAGAGTCGGCTTA